ACGCCTGCCTTGTTTGCCCCAAGACCAAGGGCAGCCGCCAATGCATCGGCCCACGCCTTGGCTCCTGCGAGGTCGTAGGATGAATTGATCGCTGAGCGGTCACTGGCGATCTTGTCGCCGATGTTGAACAAATCCTCATTGCGGCGAATATGCTCGCCGCTGGCGCCGGCCGCGAGGGCGTCCAGTTGCGCCTCGCGCTGCGCCTCGATGTTAGCGAGCAAATCGGACTCCCCCTGCCTGGCGGCGCCGGAGTTCGCGAGGCCGACTGCACCATAGCGACTATCGAGCGCCTCCATCCCTCGCTTTGTCGCATACTGCGATGCAGCGTCGATGCCAGTCGCCCGCTGATTAAACCAGTTCTCGAGGATGCCTGGCCCCGACTGCGAGCCATAGTCCGGCCCATTCCCTGTTTGGCCTCCACTGGCGCCATCGGTGCGATTCGTGTTCCCAGGCGCGACGGGCTTCCCTGCCCAAGGATCAGAACTGCTCGCGAACGTGCTATTCGGATCGCGCGTGCCCATCGTCGTTCCTTGCGTCGCATACGTCTTACCCGTGGTCTGTGCATGGCCCGTTCTCGCCACGCCACCGCCATTTTTGTAATACTGCGACATGTAGCGCGGGTCTTGCATCTTGTCCGGCGCCTTTCCCCCGGTGGCCCAGTACGCTGGGTTATAGGTTGGCGCGAATGGAGCGTTCGTGAATGCGCTAAGAAATCCCATTGCTCATTCCTTACTTGTACATCGAGCTGAGCACCGGCGGCGGGGTCTGCGGCGCCTGAATACCCTGCGTCCCATAGGCGGCGGTGAACATGTTGGACAGCGGCTGGAAATACTGCTGCGCCTGTCCCTTCTGCCCTTGCAACCAATCGCGAATGTCCGCGCCGCCGGCCTTGGCCTCTCCAATCAGTTGGTCATACGCTTTCTTGATGGCGTCAGGATCGCCGAAGATCATCTTCTTGACGCCGCCGAACCCCTGCGTATTCGTGCCGGTCAGGTAGCCGCCGGGGTCTCCAAGTAAATCCTTCCAGTCCATGTCACGTCTCCGTGTTTTCGACGGTCTCGATCGCTCCCGTCATGATGAACGGACCGCCTCCGCTCCATTCGAGCTCCCATTCGCGCTGCCGGTACATGCCGCAGTTCCACTTGTCGACGATCGGCTGGTAGTCACCGCCGACGCCCATCGACCAGCGGATAACCGGCTTGAAGGCTCCGAGGTCATCACGGTATCGAAGCTCCACGACCGGAGCCGGTCCGGGTTGCGCAGTCTCACCTCGCCGCATTTGGAGTTGAACACGGCGGCAGAGCTTACGCTTGAACGTGCCGCGGTCCTGAAATCCTGTGCGCGATACCGCCTTGATTGGCTGCCCATTGTCGTCGGTGGCCTCGAAGGTTACCTCTCCGATTGTACCGTCATCTAGGCCCACGAGATGCAGGTTCTTTTCCGCCCAGAAGTAGTAACAGTTCGGCACCCACGCGACGAACTTGCCGTTCTCATCGAGAGACTGGATGTTGACCCACTTCTTTGTCACGCGGTCGTAGGCGAATCCGGTTTCCTCCGTCGGAAAGACCCACACCAGGAGGTCCCACGTCCCAATGCACATGCGGGCCGCCCAGCAGTCATCGACGACGAAGCCCGGGCGCATGATGACGTTTGCGATCGTCGGGGTGGAGAGCACGTCGAACTTACGCCCGCTCGATTGAACGAACCGGTGCCGGTCGTCGAGCCAAGCGAATTGGCCATCCGTGTCGATGATGGAGAACGGCGCGGCGCAGCCCACCTGAATCGACGCGGCGGTCGCAAATGTGGTAGTCGCGTCAGGGATGAACACCTGAAGTGTCTGAGACCCAAACACGAACAACTCATTCGTATTCGCGTAGACGGCCACCGTTGGATCGGGCGCGGCGTCTGCCTCTGCATAGTACGCACCGACGATCGGCCACGTCTCATGATTTCCCGGAAGGGTCGGCGTCCACTGGAAAATGCCGGAATTGTTATTGTCACTACCGACATAACGCGAGCTGATGTAGGCGATATGCGTCAGTGCTAAGGGAGAACCGTCCGGCATTGTCTGACCAGAGGTCAGTCGCGAGCTCAATCCCACGCCCTGCCATTGCTGGGGGGAGCCGCCGCCGGTGACCGTCACTCGTTCTTGGTCGTACGTCCAGACTGGACGCCCTTCCCCGTCGAGCTGCGTAGCAGCCGTCCCATCCGAGAGTGCGATGATATTCGTCCCCGGATGAGCTGGGTCGGCGGGCGCCTGCCATGCCCAGATGCGGCGATCCTCCGTCACAAATAGAAGCCACTGCCGCCAAGCGTAGGCACCAATCACCGGGGAATCGACGGGCGCCTCACCAAACTCATCCCACGGACGAATCCCTGGGCGCATCCGGCCTGCCTTCGCCGCGTCCACCAGGAAGTTCACGTAGAGCGGAACTGTTCCCGACAGGGCTTCGAGGCCAGAGGCCAAGCCGTTGAAGAATGGCAGCGCGACGTCCTTTGTCACGTCGTCACCGAGCGCGAGTACTCGCGCCACACGGATAAGTCGTAGTCGTAGACGAACACGTACGACGTGATCTGCCCATTGGTGGTCGATGGGGCCGACGAGACGTGATATGCGGCAGCGAGCCCCCATCCGGTAATCGCGCTGCCCGCATTGGCATAGAATCTCAGGTACAGCTTTGTGTCGCGCTGCGACGGAGCCGGGGTCGGTGCGGCCACCGTGTACGCGCTTCCCGTTGTCGTCCCCACGATCCGAATGTCCGGACCCTTCGATCTGTCCGGCGTCACGGTTCCGCCGCTCGTCACGTTCACTGAGTATCCGTCGACGCCATTTCCGAACTGTCTGAACTGCGGATCGCTCGATAGCGCCGACATGTCGAACGGCAGCGAAAACGAGCTTTGCCCGATGCGCGCGCAGCCGAGCACCGTGAAGCCAAGTCCCGTCATGCCGGCCGTCCACTTCATCGCCGAGACAGAACCAGCGAAGCCCGCCCCCACGACAGTCACGAGGCTGGTCGTGCCGGCAAATTCTAGCGCGACCCCAGACAGCCCAGCTCCGGTGAAATAATTTCCGCCCCTAATCGTAGCCGTAGAGCAGTTACTGAAGTAGACGGCACGCCCAGACGCATCGTCCTGTCCGGTAATTGTGCAGTCAATGAACGTCGGATCAGTCGACACGCAGCTTACGCCGCGGAGGAAATACGCGCTTGAATTCGACGTCATAACAACGTCATTCAGGATCACGCCAGTGCAGCTGCTCAGCGAAATTCCATACCCTGAATTCGTGCTAGTTGCCTCGATGCTGAGCCCAGCGATCACGAATCCACTGCATGAACTGAGCGTGAATGCATTCGCCGTAGTACTGGTCGTCTTGATCTGCGTCGACCCGTGGTGAGCTCCGCGTAAAGACACGCCAATGGCGCTAGTTAGCGTGAGCGCCTGATCGATCTTGTATAGCCCAGAAGGGAACCATACGGTGACTGCTCCGAGGTTCGTGGAGGACGACGCGAGCGACTTGGCATAGTTCATCGCCTGTTGAACCGGCACAGTATCAATGGCGATCCCGTTCCCGACCGCCCCGAAGTCTTTCACGCTGATCCAAATCTCGCGGAACTTGTCTCCTACCGGGCGATCGGTCCCTCCGGGCGCTACTAGATATTCTCCGTCGTTACCCCCGACGCTCAACGCGATGGCAGACAGAGCGTCATCAACCGTGTCACCGGTGTAGCCATCGTTGGCCAGCGCCGTATCGCGCGCGTCAGCCGGCCAGAAGGCCGCATCAGACACCGTATTGCCGTCCACGTCCTGGACGAGCAGGCGAACCGGCGACGTGATCCATACGCCGTCCGGATAGGTCGAATACGGGATGCGACCGCCAGCGTCGAGCGTGATCGGCTGGGTGATCGCTACTGTCGCGTCCGCGTCGGCATAGAGGGTCGCCGGGTTCGTGGTGCCGACACGATATGCGTACACGAGCCCCGAGTCATTGGGCGCCCCGGTCGAGAGGCGGGAGCCAGCGAAGTAGAGCGCCTGGACGAGCG